ACAACCTGCTTCGTGTCATTACAAGAAGCCAGTAATACTACTGCTACCAATAGAATAATCTTTTTCATTTGCTCAACTCTCTAATTGTTTTTTTGAGGATATCCGAAGATGAACGATCGTTACCCTTCCCAACTTCCACGTCAATCGCAGATTCAATTTCTTTTAATTTACTGTCTAATTCTTCTTTCTGTTTGTTCAGCGAAGATATTATTTCATCCTTATTTTTAGAAATAATACCTAGATTCTCTATGAACAGTTCTTTATCCTTGACATTTTGTTCAAGCTGATTTATATTATACTGTTGAAGGGCTACTTGTTTTTCGAGGTTTACTATTTGTCGATGTTTCGTATACAACCCAGTAACCAATCCGCCAACTAATATAAGTATAGACAGCCATTTGATGGCACCAGATGATATTAATGATAGTAGTATATTCATGACAATCTCCGTGCTTTTACGGAATATTTATAAGGGAGAATGATATGTTCAAGATTACTGAAGAAACCAAGGCAGCGGCAGTCGAGGAAATGCGTAAGATTCTAGGCGATGGACCTACTGACGCTCAATTAGACGAAGCATTTGAAGCGGCAGTTGCTATTGTAAAGAAGCAGTTTGGTATGTGATGGATAAGTGGGAAAAACTAAAATCACTGATTGAGGCAGACTTGTCGTGGATGGTTCATTACTCCCATGACAAGAAGTTTGATGGAATGATGTCCGAGAGATATCTAAAGTTGATGAACAAGTTGGAGCAGGAAGAAAATGACAAAGACGAAACCAGAAAGTGAATTCATTTTTGTAAGACGTGAAAAGCCAGATTTCAATAATCCGGAACATACTATTATGTTTAGTATCGAAAGAAATAATGAAAAAACAGATTTGACAGATTTAGTTTATCTAACAACTCAGGCTAATGGCGTAGAGGAATGGGTTCATAAAGATGCTTATCAATTTTACTATGACCTTATGCATAAGCATGATAATATAAAAGAATGAGTGGGATCCGAAGATCATAAAGATTTTTTGGAAGGATTATCATAATGAAATACACAGCACCAGTAGTATCGACAACGTTTCTTCTTCGTGATGTTCTAAAGTTCGACAATGAACTTACAGAGCCGATTCTAACCGAAGCAGCAAAACTATGCGAAGAAGTTATTGCTCCTACTAATCAGTCTGGAGATAAACTTGGTTGTGAAAGATGCGTATTTGACGATGTTATTGTACCAGCAGTTTTCCATGAACCGTGGAAGAAATTCAAAGAAGGTGGTTGGCTTGGTTTATCAGTTCCTGAACAATATGGTGGCCAAGGTCTACCATATACACTTTCGGCTGCGGTAAACGAGTTTGTATCCTCGTCTAATATAGCTTTCTCTCTTTTGCCCGGCCTTACTCGTGGAAATATTCAAGCACTATTAGAAGTTGCAACAGAAGGACAGAAGCAACATTTCATTCCCAAGATGGCATCTGGTGAATGGACAGGCACAATGAACCTGACAGAACCGCATTGTGGAACTGATCTTGGTTTGATTAAGACAAAGGCTACTCCTGCTCTTTTAGAAGATGAATTTTATATCACAGGCCAAAAGATTTTCATTTCATGTGGTGAGCATGATCTAGCAGATAATATCGTTCATCTTGTTCTTGCTCGTATTGAGGGAGATCCAGAAGGCGTCAAAGGCATTAGTATGTTTGTGGTCCCAAAACTTTGGAGAGAGAAACAAAATAATGTGTCTTGTGGATCTATTGAAGAAAAGATGGGCATTCATGGTTCGCCAACTTGCGTGATGAACTATGATGGTGCTATTGGTTATCTTGTTGGTGAACGATGCAAGGGTCTAAATGCCATGTTCATTATGATGAATGAGGCACGCCTTGGTGTTGCTGTTCAAGGTCTATCGCAATCGGAGTTGGCATATCAAAATGCTCTTGCTTATGCCAAAGATCGTATTCAAAGTGCCAAGATTACAGATCCCAAAGGTAAGTCTGTTGCTATCATAGAACATCCTGACGTTCGCCGTATGCTTATGGATATCAAATGTATCAATGAAGCTGGACGACTTCTTGTTCTAGAAGCGGCAATGCTTTGCGATGATAAATCACAAGAAGCACAGGATCGTCTTGGTCTAATGACTCCAGTTCTCAAAGGCGTTCTAACAGATTATGGTTTTGAGAATGCTGTAAAAGCGCAACAGGTCTTCGGTGGTCATGGATACATCAAAGAATGGGGTATGGAGCAGATTGTTCGTGACGCTCGTATCTGTCAAATCTATGAAGGCGCTAATGGCATTCAGGCACTAGACTTGATTGGTCGTAAGTTGCCAAAGGATATGGGTCGTGCTATTACAAGGTTCTTCAATGATAGCGAAGCATTCTTGACCAGTTCTTACGATAAGCAGATCAATGACATTGTTCAGCCAATGACACAGGCAGTAAGTGAACTAAAGCAAGCAACAGAATGGTTGGTAGAAAATGGCATGAAAAATCCTAATAATGCTGGTGGCGCTTCCTACGACTACATGAAAATGTTTGGATTAGTATTACTTGGCATGGCACATATTCGTATCTGTCTTGCTACTGACGATAAGGACAGACACAATACCGCAGAATATTTTATGGAACGCATTCTACCAGAAACGAGTTTTCTACTAAAGCGTATCCGTTTCGGTTCGGATACAATGATGAGGGCAGAACTATGATTTTACAGAACGAAAAACTAAACGCTATAATCAACGATGTGCCAAAAGAAAACGTTGAAAACAAGATGAACTGTCTATTCCTTTTTGGCCTTCTAGAAAAGGTTCTATCTGAAAAAGACGAAGCAATGAGAGACCAGCGCCTCAATGATATGAAAAACATGCTTGAATGGAAAGAGACATGATCTTTGACTATAAAGAAGATACTTGTAAATATGTGGTTCATTCCAAGAGGAGTGGAAACGAGTTCGCTATTTCATTTACTTCCGTAGATGAAGTGGCGAATTATGTCGAAACCGAACAGAATGTAACTGGTGTATGGAAAGTTGTGGCACAAAAGATACCACCAGAAATTTATACTAGAAAGGTCAAAAAATGATCTATACTGGAAGTTTGTTTGATGGATATGATTTCAAACTATTCGCCAAGACAGTTCGTGGTATAAACAATAAATTTACAGGAAAACTAATCAGGCAGTTATATTCTGGCTCTATATATCCTAATCTAGAATTATATCTAGAAATTGAAAAGAGATTGAGAAATGTCCGATGAACTGGTGAATCAATTACATGAACTGGCCAATTGGGTTGAAAAACACAATAGCGTCCATTGTCATTCTGTTCCAAGAAAGGCAGCATATACGATTGAACGATTAGAGGAAGAAAATTCTAAACTACGCAAAAGTCTTAACAAACATGATTTGACTTTTAATGACTATGTTAATAGATTTATAGGATTCTTTCTACTACAATGGTATCTATTTAAAAAGAAAAGGAAAAAGAATGTATGATGAAATCTTTGATGATAATCTCAATGGTGGTATTCCCCACGGTTGCTAGTGCAGCAAATAGTTTCGCACAACCATATCATTCTTTGAGCGGTGGTCCTCCTTCTTCTACTCCAGCATATTCATGGAGCAATCCTGGCTGGAGCGAAGGAGCGACTTCTGGATACAATACTGGATATGGTATTGCTAGAAGCATGGCAGGTAGTGCTTCTGCGCCTGGACCTACACTCCCAGGAAGAATGTTTGAAGAAGAGGTAATTGAATGAATTTATTTCAAGAAGGAAACTTTATATCTCATGCTGGACATGAGTTAAATTGGAAAATTGAATGCGATGCTTTGACTGATGGAGATTGGGATTGTTTAGCAAGGATCATTCATGAGCGTACTCGTTTTGGCAGTGTTTATGGTATTCCTCGTGGCGGCGTTAAATTGGCTTTAGCGTTGGAAAAGTACATTACACCAGGAGTTCCATTACGATTAGTTGTCGACGATGTATACACGACGGGCAAATCTATGAGAGAAGTAATGACTGGAGATGACCTTGGATTTGTTGTATTTGCTCGTAGAAGGATTGAATTTGATCCACAAAAATACATTCGTGCTATTTTTACGATGGACATGATATGATAAATAGTCTTGCCTTCTAACCAAAGGAGCGGTGTTGAAGAACAAAGAGAAAAAGAAGTATCGTGCTATCTTTATATCAGATGTTCATTTGGGTACAAAATATTCTAATGCTGAAAAGTTATTAGAGTTTCTAAAAGAAACCGAAGCCGATAGATACTACTTGGTTGGTGATATTATTGACGGATGGATGATGCGAAACAAAGTCTATTGGCCTCAGGCGCACAACGAAGTCATTCAGTTCTTTCTAAAGCAATCAAAGAAATCAGTAGAAGTCTATTATGTAACTGGCAATCATGACGAGTTTCTTCGTGAGTATGCTGGCACCGAAATGGGTAATATCAAATTGGTGAATGAAACTATTCATAATGGAGAGAATGGTAAGAGATATCTTGTAATCCATGGTGATCAGTTTGACCTGATTACAACAAACGCCAAGTGGCTTGCTCTTATCGGCGGTTGGTTGTATGATAGAATGATTGATCTAAACAGATATCTACAGAACATATATAATTATTTTGGCATCAACGGTTTCTCTCTTTCGGCATGGGCGAAACAAAATGTCAAGGAAGCAGTAAACTTTATTGGTGACTATGAAAAGGTAGTTGCCGATGCTGCCAAAAGGAGATGCGTAGATGGTGTGGTTTGCGGTCACATACATCATGCTAATATATGTTCTTTTGATGATGTTGAGTATATGAACTGCGGCGATTGGGTAGAATCCTGCACCGCACTTGTTGAACACTATAATGGAAAGTTTGAGATTATAAGACGATGACAAACATTACAATTTTTACCGATGCTTGGGAACCACAAATCAATGGAGTTGTCACTACACTAAAGACGACAATCAAGCATCTTGAGAAACGTGGTTATGATGTAAAAGTTGTCCATCCTGGTATGTTCAAGGTGACAGTTCCACTACAACCATCAACGGGCATTTATATGCCACTTTTGCCTATGGGTATCGCTGATGAATATGTGAAGAATGCGAACCACATTCACATAGCAACAGAAGGAAGCATAGGTCTTGCCGCTAGATATTATTGCAAGAAGTATAAACGACGCTATACCACATCGTTCCATACTAAGTATCCAGATTATCTATATGAACATGCTTATATACCACCAAGAATTACTGGTCGGTATTTTCGTTGGTTCCATAGAAACAGCGATTGTGTTATGGTTCCTACCCCCGCCATGGTTGATTACTGTGATACACTGGGTATCAAAAACCTAAAGTTATGGTCTCGTGGTGTTGATACCGATCTTTTCAAACCCGATCCAAACTGGAAGAAGATGGAAGTAGAAAAGGTCATTCGGGCTATCTATGTCGGTAGAGTATCAGCCGAGAAAAACCTAGAAGCATTTCTGAGTATAAAGAATGAAAGTATCGTAAAGTTTATTATTGGTGATGGTCCACAGTTAGAAGAATACAAAGCAAAATATCCAGATGCCTATTTTTTGGGTAGAAAAACACCAGAAGAAATCGCTAGAACATTACAGGTACAAGATGTCTTTGCATGGCCATCCATGACAGATACATTCGGTCTTGTTGTGCTTGAAGGAATGGCATGTGGTTTGCCTGTAGCAGCATTTGACAATGAAGTGAACAGATATATCATTGACACGAAATCTGGTTATCTATCAAAGGATAATCTAGAAGTTGCCATCACAGGTGCTTTTCTATTGAAACGAGAAGATGCAGTAGCAAGAGCAAAGCATTTCTCATGGGAAGCAGCAACCGATCAGTTTGTAGAAAATCTGGTATGAATGAACTTGACGAAATCTTACTTGAACAACTCCACAATTCAATGAGAAATCGAAAGCATCTAAGGAGAGTTTCTAAACTTTTGAAAAACGATCCTGAAGTGGAGAAGGGTAAACTTTACATAGAGGGAAGAATAAAGTTTTTTGAGACTATGATAGAAGATAAGTCTTTATTAAAGAAAAGACCCAGAAGAAAGAAAATAAAAGAGTCAGACTTGTTGGCTAGAAATCCTGTATATGAATGGTATAGAAATATAATGTATATAACATTTTTTGGATATAAGTCGTTCGTCGATTATGCTACACAATATATGACTTATTTCAAGAAAGATAAAAATGAGGAAACCTAATTTAGAAAACATGATTCAAATTCCAGAAGATGTATTGAGACAGGCTGTCGATTATATTCCTGAAGACGAAGAATCTGGCATCAGAATAGTTTTAGAAGCAGCTGAAGATTTTAAGGCTGCTAACATGACTCCTATTTTTATTATGGACAGATACACTATGTCAATATATGTGGTTGCAAAGGAGACTTTTGGTAAGAAACTTCATTAATGGAGGTATCTAATGTCTAGAAGTTATAAAAAACATCCAGGTTTTGGTATTACTAGTGCACCGAGCGATAAACCAGGAAGAATAAAAGATCATCGTCGTTACCGTCATTATTACAAAGATAAGATTCGTCATGAAGAGTATGACGACATCGAACCACCAAATTATAAAGAAAATCCATGGGGTTGGCCAAAAGACGGTAAACAGTACTGGTTAGATGCTACTGATCGTGATCTCAGAAAATAGTATTTGACTTTCAAATAGGGTTATAGTATAAATATACTCAAGAGTGGCGGTTTCCGTCACCAAGGCGAAACTGACCACTTGATTTTTTTCTCAATGGAGAATTATACATGAGTACAGTAACTACTACTGCAGTTGCAGAAAAGGCAGATGTCGTCGATCTCCGTGGTATGTGGATTGGCCTTGGCCTATTAAACACATTCTATCTCATTGTTCGTATCTATGAACAGGTTTATGGCTGGAGGGCCGGACTTGATTCATTTGCTCCAGAGTTTCAGACATATTGGATGTCTATTCTTTGGACAGAGATTCCGCTTGAGCTAGTATCAGGTCTAGCACTTGCTGGTTATCTTTGGAAGACTAGAGATCGAGCCATCGACAGCGTAACTCCTCGCGAGGAAATGCGCCGTCTAGTTACTTTAGTTCAGTGGCTTGTTGTGTATGCCGTCGCCATTTACTGGGGCGCATCTTTTTTCACTGAACAGGATGGAACATGGCACATGACTGTAATTCGTGATACTGACTTTACTCCAAGTCATATCATTGAGTTCTATATGTCATACCCAATTTACTCAATCATTGCTGTTGGTGCTTTCTTTTATGCTCGCACTCGTATTCCATACTTCTCACATGGATACAGCCTAGCATTCTTGATTGTTGCCATTGGACCATTTATGATCATTCCAAACGTTGGTCTCAACGAGTGGGGTCATACTTTCTGGTTCATGGAAGAACTATTTGTCGCTCCTCTTCATTGGGGCTTCGTGTTCTTCGGCTGGATGGCATTGGGTGTATTTGGAGTTGTTCTACAGATCCTAGGGCGTGTTCATGCTCTAGTTGGTCGTGAAGGCGTTAGACTTCTAACAGAATAAGAAAATAATTGAGGGGAGAGCTTGACTTTCCCCTCACAACTATTATATAATATGTTGTATCGCCGTAAGGGATACGTAATCTATACTCGCTCTAAAGGAGAATAAAGATGACTAATGATGTATTTTCTTTCAACACAGGTAATATCGACAAGTGGTTTGTTGGCGCAGATCGTATGCTAAAAACACTAGCATCTGCTCAAGAATCTTATGCAAAAGCTACTAACTGGCCTCCCTACAATATTGTAAAAGTGGACGATAATAACTATACTATTGAACTCGCAGTGGCTGGTTTCGGAAAACACAATCTCGACATTGAACTCGCGAATAACACTCTTGTTGTAAAGGGTGGATTCTCTTTAGATGATGTTGATCCCGTGACAAACCCAGTTCAGTATCTGTACAAAGGTATCGCTGATCGTGTATTTACTCGCAAGTTTACTCTTGCTGACACAGTCGAAGTGAAGAATGCTGAATATGTTAATGGTATGTTAAAGATCTTCTTAGAGAATGTTGTTCCAGAAGAAAAGAAAACTAAAAAGGTAGACATCAAATAATCTTCTAAATATGGGAGGGCTTCGGTCCTCCCATTTATCATAGGAGATTAATTATGGCTAAAACATTCAAACAAGCATTTGCTGATGCGAGAAAAGCTGGCAAAGAAACATTTATTTTTGATGGTAAAGTTTATACGACTGAGGTGGCAGTTAAAGAAGCTGACGAAACAAAGTTCGTTGATGTCATCAATACAGTAGCAGACGCTAAGGTTCCTACCGCTGGTAAACTAAAGAAAAACGTATGGCCCCTACAGCGCGAACTTCGTGCAAAGTTCGGCACACCAGATTACGGCGGAGCGTTTAGAAAGCACATGGTTCAGGTCAATCTACCTTATACCATGTGGATGGACGATATTAAGATTACCAGAACATGGATGAATAAGTCCTGCGCCGATTCTCTTGTTCGTGTTCTAACATATGTGTGGGACGAGAATGGCAGAGACTATGATAAGATCAAAGCACAGCAACTACATGTCTTTTCTGGCACCTGGAACATCCGTAACATGCGTGGCGGTTCTTCTCTTTCTACTCATGCCTTTGGTGTCGCTATTGACATTGCCGCACCTTGGAATGCTCTTGGTAAAAAGCCAGGATACAATAAGCACTCTTTCACTGAAAAGTCTCTAATCGTTCAGGCGTTTGAGGCAGAAGGTTGGGTTTGGGGTGGTCGTTGGGAACGCCGTCCTGATGGTATGCATTTTCAAGCAGCAAGAATTTGACTTTTTACTAAAAAACTATATAATTGATTGTGCGGCATAATAGAAGGATAGTATTATGGATTGGAGAAAAATTACTCCTTGGGTGTTGTTTGTATTAACAGGAATTTTTCTATATTCTATGTGGAATGAAAGTTCTCACAAAACATACTCAAGAGAAATTGGGTTTAGCGAGCTTGTTACTCAAATCGATGAAGGAAGAGTCCATGATCTCACTATTGCAGGAAATCAAGTTACTGGTCATTTTGTTGACAACAGGACATTTAGTACATATGTTCCATCAGTCGGTAATTTTATGGAACAGATCAAAGGTAAGAAGTTACAAGTATCAGCAACTCCACCAGAAGAAACAGGATTCTTCACTAATCTAGCAATTAATCTACTACCTGTTCTTTTGTTCTTTAGTATTTGGATTTGGTTATCAAGAAGAACTTCTGGAATTGGTGGACGTGGTCCATTGTCTATGGGCAAGTCTAAAGCAAAGATGCTTTCTGAGGAAGAAATCAATGTCAAGTTCGATGACGTTGCTGGTGTAGATGAAGCAAAAGAAGATCTAGAAGAAGTTGTAGAATTTCTAGCAGCACCACATAAGTTCCAAGCAGTTGGCGGTAAAATTCCCAAGGGCGTTCTACTTGTTGGTCCTCCAGGAACTGGTAAAACTCTGCTCGCTAAAGCAGTAGCTGGTGAAGCTGGTGTTCCTTTCTTCCATCTTTCTGGATCTGACTTCGTAGAAATGTTTGTCGGCGTTGGCGCATCTCGTGTGCGTGATATGTTTGAACAGGCAAAGAAGAATGCTCCTTGCATTATTTTCATTGATGAAATCGATGCTGTTGGACGTAATCGTAATGCTGGCATTAGTGGCGGTAACGATGAACGTGAGCAGACTTTAAACGCTCTACTAGTAGAAATGGATGGCTTTAATGACAACGAAGGTATCATCATCATCGCTGCGACAAATCGTGTGGATGTGCTTGATCCTGCCTTGCTTCGTCCTGGCCGTTTTGATCGACAAGTTACTGTATCTAATCCAGATATTGTTGGGCGCGAGAAAATTCTAAAGGTTCATAGTAGAGCAGTTCCACTAGGAGCAGATGTTGATCTTAGAACTGTTGCTAAGGGAACACCAGGTTTCTCTGGCGCTGATCTGGCCAATCTTGTGAATGAAGCAGCATTGCTCGCTGCTCGCCGTTCTAAGAGAATTGTTACAGCAAAAGAATTTGATGATGCTCGTGACAAGATTCTTATGGGCGCAGAACGTAGATCTCTTCTTATGTCTGAAGAAGAAAAGAAAATGACTGCTTATCATGAAGGCGGACATGCTCTTGTTTCTCTGAACATGGAAGGTTCTGTTCCTATTCATAAGGCAACAATTATTCCTCGTGGACGTGCGTTAGGTATGGTTCAGTCTCTACCAGAACGCGATCAGATTTCTCAGTCTTATAAGGAAATGATTGCTTATCTTGCAATGGCAATGGGTGGCCGTGCAGCAGAAGAGTTAGTTTTTGGCGAGGAGAATGTTACTTCTGGCGCAGCTGCTGATATTCAACAGGCATCAAAGATCGCTCGTGCTATGGTTACTCAGTATGGATTTTCGCCATTAGGTAATGTAGCATATACTGAACCTAATTCAGATGTGTTTCATGGACCAAAGGTTTCTGAAGAAACTCAGCGACTTATTGATCTTGAAGTAAAGAAAATTATTGATACTGCATATGCTACTGCCAAGGGTATTCTAACTAAAAAGAGAAAGCAGTTAGACACTCTTGCTAAGGGTTTGCTTGAATACGAAACACTATCAGGTCAAGAAATTCTAGATCTGTTAGATGGAAAGGTGCCGCTGAGGGATTGATTCCCTCAGCTTTTTATTATATACTAATGTTGCATCTGTGGGACTATGTCCGGATGCGTTTTATGGAGGATAAATGTTTTATACAAATGTATTTCAACGTGGAAATCGCATGTATGTGCGAGGTTTTGATAAAGGTTTAAGATATACTGATGTTGTAAATTACAAACCATATTTGTTTATTGCAAAGCAGAATGGTAAATATAAAACTCTTGATGGTAAACCAGTAGAGAAACTAGAGTTCGACTCAATCACTGAAGCTAGGGATTTTATCAGTCGTTATGACCAGGTTTCTAATATGGAAATTTATGGTCTAACGACGTTTCCTTACTTGTATATTTTTGACATATTCAAGGGCGATATCGATTACGATCCTAAACTTGTTAACGTTGCAACAATAGATATTGAGTGTGCTGCCGATGAAGGTTTCCCAGATATTCAAAAAGCTGATAAGCCAATTACCGCAATTACTTTGCGTAGTCGCAATCGTAACTTTGTATTTGGTTGCGGAGAGTTTAACAGCGACGACCCAAATACACATTACATCCAGTGCAAAGACGAATACCAACTTATTCAACAGTTTCTCGAATGTTGGGAAGGGCTAGATCTAGACATAATAACAGGTTGGAATATTGAGTTCTTTGATATACCGTACACTGTTAATCGTATTAAAAATCTTTTTAATGAAAGAGAAGCTAAACGCTTATCGCCATGGCGCATTCTCGATGAAAAGATTGTTGAGTTTCGAGGAAAGGAAAACCAGTCTTATAATCCTGCTGGAATATCCGTTCTTGATTATTACCAACTATATCGTAAATTTATGTTTGGCAATCAAGAATCCTATAAACTGGACTTTATTGCACAAGTTGAACTCGGCGAAAAGAAAATCGACTATTCAGAATATGGTAATCTTTTGGAACTATATAAGAACAACTTCCAAAAGTTTATCGAGTATAATATTCACGATTGTGTTCTGGTTGATCGTTTAGATGATAAGTTAAAGTTTCTCGAACAAACTATGGCGTTGTCATATGATGCTAAGGTTAACTACCCTGATGTTATGACAACTGTGCGACCATGGGATATTATTATTCATAACTATCTCCTAGAAAAGAATATCGTTATTCCTTCTTTGAGAAAACAACTTATGGAAGGTTCTTTGATTGGCGGTCATGTTAAGGAACCTAAGATTGGTTTGAGTAAATGGGTTGTTTCTTTTGATTTGAACAGCCTGTATCCTCATCTTATTATGCAATATAATATCAGCCCAGAAACATTCGTAACTAAAATTCCTTTTCCTTCAGTTGATGAATTGTTACGTGGCACTTTTGAGGTTGATAAGTTCAATAAAGAATATTCACATGCAGCCAATGGCTGTTTGTATCGCAAAGATCATCAGGGTTTCTTACCTGCATTGATGGAGCGTATGTATAATGACCGTACCAAGTATAAGAAATTAATGATCGAAGCCAAGCAGCGTTATGAGAAAAATCCTAACTCAGAAGATGAGAAGTTAGTTGCTCGTTATCATAATATGCAGATGGCCAAAAAGATTCAGCTAAACTCAGCTTACGGTGCGTTGGCGAATCAGTTCTTTCGTTGGTTCAGTTTCGATCATTCCGAAGCAATTACTATGTCCGGTCAGTTATCCATTCGTTGGATTGAACGTAAGGTAAACGAATTTATCAATAAGCTATTGAAAACTGATAAAGTTGATTATGTTATTGCATCAGATACTGATTCTATCTATGTTGAAATGGATGCTCTAGTAGCACACCTAGATACTAATGATGAATTGAAAATTGTTGATGCGATTGATCAATTCTGCGAACAAAAGATACAACCTTATCTTGATAGATGTTATGATGAACTTGCGGTTTATATGAACTCCTATCAACAAAAGATGAAAATGAAGAGGGAAACAATTGCGAACAAAGGTATTTGGCGTGGCAAGAAAATGTATATCCTCAACGCTTGGAATGTTGAAGGCGTACAATATGCTGAACCCAAACTCAAACTCCAGGGTATTGAGGCGGTACGTTCGAGCACTCCGAAGGCGTGTCGAGAAAACATTAAAAGATGTCTCTCGATAATTATGAATGGCACTCAAGAAGAGCTTCATGAGTTTATTAAGCAGTTTCGTGAAGAGTTTCTAACATTGCCTTTTGAGGATGTTGCCTTTCCACGTGGTGTGAAAGGAATGTACAAATATATTGACAAGTCTATAGTTTATAAGAAGGGAACGCCAATTCACGTCAAAGGCGCATTGATATTCAATCACATTCTAGATAAGAATAAATTGAAAAATGTTCCTAGAATTTCAGATGGTGATAAAATTAGATTTGCTTATTTGAAGACACCTAATCCTCTCCAAGAATCAGTAATTGCAGTTCCTGACGAACTTCCAAAGGAATTGATTCATCTAGATAAGTATATTGATCGCGAGACACAATTCAACAAATCGTTCTTGGAACCGCTTAATTCCATCACTGATGTTATTAACTGGTCAACAGAACAAAAATCAACACTAGAGGACTTTTTCTCATGACAGAACTAGAGGACAATGATTTCGAATTCGACTTCGGTTTTACTTCAGAAGACGAATTGAAAGCAGGAGAGTTAGAATTACAAGATCAGCTAGGAAATACTCAAGTAAAACTAGAGGGTCTACGTAAGATGATTATGCCACTTCTATTAAATCTAAAAAAGAATCCTGATAAAGATATTATTAAATGGAATGGCGCTGATCGAGTAAAAAATATTGATGCGTTCATAAAAAAGATGGATGCTTATATTAAGAGTTGACTTATACAAAAATACATAGTATACTAAAAATACAATATACACGGAGAAATACATGTCACTGAAAGAACGTTTGATTAAAAACAGTACGATAGATTATACTTCCACGCTTACAGATTCCAAGATTTATACAAAGAAAGATATGATCCAGACGCCAGTGCCTATGATCAATGTGGCATTGTCAGGATCTATTGATGGTGGTATTACTCCTGGACTGACAATGCTAGCAGGTCCATCGAAGCACTTTAAAACTGGATTTGCTCTACTTCTGGCATCTTCGTTTCTTAAGAAGTATCCGGATGGTGTTATTCTTTTCTATGATTCAGAGTTTGGCACGCCACAGTCATACTTTACTAAATTCAAGATTCCTCTCGACTCGGTTGTTCATACACCAATTACTGATGTTGAAGAACTAAAGTTTGATCTTATGAAGCAGCTGAAAGAAATTACTCGTGATGATCAAGTTCTGATTATTATTGATTCTATTGGTAATCTTGCTTCTAAGAAAGAAGTCGAAGATGCATTGAACGAAAAATCAGTTGCTGATATGTCACGTGCCAAGCAGCTAAAATCTCTATTCCGAATGATCACTCCTCATCTTACGTTGAAAGATATTCCCCTTGTGGCGGTTAATCATACTTACAAAGAAATTGGTATGTTTCCTAAAGATATCGTTGGTGGTGGAACTGGTGCTTATTATGGCGCTGACAATATTTGGATTCTAGGTAGACAACAGGATAAAGATGGCACAGAGATTCAGGGATATCATTTCGTTATCAACGTTGAAAAATCTCGTTACGTCCGCGAAAAATCTAAAATCCCAGTTACTGTCTCTTATGAAGGCGGCATTAATCGTTGGAGCGGTCTTCTCGATATTGCCCTCGAAGGCGGTTATGTGGCTAAACCAAAAGTTGGGTGGTACGCCGTCGTGGATAGGACGACTGGGGAAGTTTCTGGAAAGAACTTCAGAGCGGCTGATATTGTGGACAGTAAAGAATTTTGGATGACAATATTCAAAGATACTGATTTTGCTGCATACATCAAACGCAAGTATTCGCTTGACACTGAAGGAACTTTAGTTTATGATGATGAGGCAGAAGGGGAGTAATAAATATTCATGAGCATTGAAAGAACAATTCTATCAAATTTATTGTTCAATGACGAGTATGGTCGCAAAGTAATCCCATTTCTAAAATCAGAATACTTTCAGGATTATAATGAAAAGGTTGTATTTGACCTAGTTGATGATTATGTTAGGAAGTATAACTCATTTCCTTCTATTGAGGCTTTGGCCATTGACCTGTCTAATAAAGAAGGTCTAAACGAACAGTTGTTCAAGATTGCTAAAGAGATAATATCGAGTCTTGAACATGATTCACAAACTAAATTGGACTGGCTACTAGATCAAACTGAAAAGTTTTGTCAAGATAAAGCACTATATCTTGCGATCATGAAGTCAATCCAAATTATGGATGAAAAAAATGGATCTATCTCCAAAGGCAGTATACCGTCAATTCTTACTGACGCTCTCGGTGTCTCTTTTGATACCCATATTGGTCATGACTTTTTGGCTGATAGCGATGAGAGATACGAATTCTACCATCGTAAAGAGAAGAGAGTTCCTTTCGATCTTGACTACTTCAACGTCATCACAAATGGTGGTCTCCCTAACAAAACTCTCAACATCGCATTGGCCGGTACTGGCGTTGGTAAATCCTTATTCATGTGTCACTGTGCCGCAGCAAATCTTACCAAAGGACTTAACGTCCTGTATATCACACTCGAAATGGCAGAAGAACGCATCGCAGAACGTATCGACGCAAACCTACTAGATACTGCTGTTGATGAACTAGAACTTATGCCCAAGCAGTCGTATGACACTAAGATCAATCGGTTGAAAGAAAAGTATACAGGTAAGTTGATTATCAAGGAATATCCTACTGCTTGTGCAGGTTCTGCTAATTTTAGACATCTGTTGAATGAACTACGTATTAAGAAAAATTTCGAACCAGATATTATCTATGTTGATTATCTGAATATTTGTTTGTCATCGAGGATCAAGCATGGAGCCAACGTCAATTCTTATACCCTTGTCAAAGCAATCGCAGAAGAGCTCCGTGGGTTGGCAGTTGAGTACGACGTCCCTATCGTCTCAGCAACTCAAACAACTAGAAGCGGCTATTCGAACTCAGACGTGGGACTGGAAGATACATCGGAATCCTTTGGACTCCCAGCCACAGCTGATTTTATGTTTGCACTCATCTCCAGTGAAGAACTTGAAAGTCTCAGCCAGATCATGGTTAAACAGCTCAAGAATCGTTATTCTGATCCTGGGAGTAATCGTAGGTTTGTGCTTGGGATTGACCGTAGCAAAATGCGATTATACGATGTTGAACAATCTGGTCAAGATGGATTGGTTGATGATCGCCCAGTGATGGATAAGGGCAAGTTCATGGAGGAAGAAAATGAACGTGGAAGGCCAAAATCAAGGTTTGATCGAAGCAAGTTCGAAGGATTTAAGTGATAAGAAGTTTAGATTAATGATGGCAGAGGAAATATGGATGTTAGTTAAAGGAGTACCAATTCCTGATAGTTATTCCGAAGAGGATAGGCTGCATATCTTTGAAAGATATTACCATCGGGCTTCGGCGCAACGACAAGGAGAATAAATGATAGTTTGTTCCTGTAACTACATAGATACAGCAGATATAAAGGCTGTTCTAAACTGTGCTACAGAACCAAATGAACAACAAGTTCTGAATATGCTTGCTTGGACTCCGGAGTGTTCTTATTGTAAAGAACTTATCTTGGGTGAAATTCGTAAATGTATCAAGGAGATTAATCATGGCGCTTGACTATAAAATCATTGAAAAAGATGGTAAGTTTCATATTGAAGAAAAGGCTACTGAACACATTATTAAAACCTTTGATACTCGTGAAGAAGCAAAAAAAGTTATGAAATTTTTGAATTTAGGTGGTGGTTTCGCGGGTTTTACACCATCGTTTATACTAAATAATGTTAGCAAAAATATGTTGTCCACATAGTGGAAGCGGCACGAGCCTAACAAAGAAAGGGCCACGGAATAGTCTGGAGAAAACGGTGGGGTTCCGCCAGACCATATTGTTGCTAGAAGAAATTCGGGGCGAGTCGAAAGGCTCGCCCTTTTTGCATTTATAAATACAAGAAATAATTCTTCATACGAGGTCAACAATGATATCATTCTCTAATTTCCTGACTGAAGGAAGAAAAGCTGAATTTGAACTAAAAAACACTGAAGATGCTAAGGGCAAACTCTTTGAAATTTTAGCAGGTTCTTATCTTTTACATGGATCTCATCCTCAAACAGGAATGCCCAAAAAGTTCCTAGAGCATTATAGAGACGAAGACGGCTTCAGACCTCAAGAAGTTCATAACAAAATTAAAACAGCATTAGAAAAATTATCCCCTGGAATGTATGAAGACGTTGTCAAACATTCTCAACAAGCAGCTGAACATTTAAAAGAGCAATTAGCAAATAGGGGCGTCCAAAACGTCCATCATTTAGCTTGGACTTCTCAAAAAGGCGATCATGAGAGATTTACTGGTGTTGATGATCCCAATTCAGACGCTGACTTAATGGTAAAAGGTTCGGACCAAGGCGGTAAGATGCTAGACCCAATTGGTCTTAGTATGAAGTATGGTAAGCAAAAAGATCCAAACTTAAGAGGTAATGGTCTAGATGCTCTGGAAAAAATTGCTGGTCTTAAAAAAGGTGATCTTGAAGGTTTAAGAGAATCTCATTACGATCATATTAGAAATCTTGGTTTGGCTACTGGTAAAGCAGGTGACGCTGAGTATAAAAGTTTAGCTAAAGAGAATCATCCAACTGCAGCCTCTATTGATGAACACTCATTAAACACACAAAAAGAAATGTCCAGAAGATTCACTGAAGGACTCGCTAAACATTCTTCGGATAAATTAAGAGAATCTATAAAAAATATTATCTCACCAGAAACAAAATATCTTCATATAAGACATCACACACAAGTTAATAATAATGGCACAGTCAATCACGAGACTCATGATATTCAAGATCATGCAAATAATGTGTTAAATAACTTTGAAGAGTTTAGAGTGAGACCTCACACAGGCGGAATATCTACGGTAATAGAGGGCAGAAGAAGAGGCTCTGATGGCTTTGAAAAGGCCATGGAAATTGGCATGAAAAAGACCAGAACATTTTCTGGTAGAGGGTTCAACTCTTTCACCAAAGCTCCTATGTTGAGAGAAGGTAGAAAAACCAAAACAAGTAAATCTACAACTCCAGAAATAAAAGCAGCGCCAACTAAAGTTAAAAAAACTCCTAAACCTGCAGCGGCAAATGTAAACACCGGAGAGTTTGGAGTAGTAAGGGGCGAAGGACCAAGCCAAAACGTTCCTCCTAAACATTATCAGGCATACGTAGATAGAAGTTCTCACATGGGATATCAGGATTCAGGAATATGAGAATAGATTTTAAAACATTTTTAGCAGAACAAGAAGAAGTAAAAGGCAAAGCATTAAAACACCTTCGACACATTGAAGATTATGTCATTCATGGAGGTCACGAAGGCGTAGCAACTGCAGATGAGCATCTCCGTGGTATGCATGATATGTTACTTGGTAAGAAATCAAGTTTACATGCTTCTACAAAATATGATGGAGCTCCTTCTATTGTATTTGGTCAACATCCTGAAACTGGCCAATTTTTCGTAGCTTCTAAATCGGCTTTCAATAAAACCCCAAAAATTAATTATACAGATGAAGACATTGAAAACAATCATGGCCATGCTCCAGGATTAGTTGAAAAACTAAAACAATCTCTAAAACATCTTCCTAATATTATGCCACGCGAAGGTGGTGTATATCAGGGAGATTTAATGCATACAGAAGGCGACGCAGTTACTAAAAATGGTAAAACTTCTGTTACTCCTAATACCTTAACATACTCAGCTCCTGCAGATTCTGCAGAGGGTAGAAATATGAATAAGAAACTTGGTGTTGTTGTTCATACAAAATATGCCGGTAAAGGCGGTTTAGGGAGTATGTCTGCGCAACCACTTGATGCTAAAACACGTGCTAAGTTTAAAGAACATCCAGATGTTAATAATATAGATCCGACAATTGATGTCAATTCTTCCAACTATAGTCCAGAAGAACAAAAAGCATTCTTAAATCATATGGACAAAGCTAAGAGAATCTATTCTTCTATGAAACCAGAAGCATTGGAAGCATTGGATGGACATGGAGAAAATTTAGAAGCACATGTCAATAGTATGATTAGAACTGGCGGTGAACCTTCAGTTCAAGGTTATATGGATCATTTGACTGCTCGTCATCAGAAAGATCTAGACAAAGTTAAGACAGACGCTTCTAAGCAGAAAAAGATTCAAGCTCATGGCGAAGTGCTTTCTCATATTAGTAACAATAGAGAACACTTTGATAGAGCGTTACAGCTTCATAATCATTTACAAAGTGCTAAAAATGTATTGACTAATGTTCTGGCTAAAAATGTTCCATATGAACATAGTGTTGCTGGTGAGCATACTGGTCCAGAAGGAACAGTTGTTGTCGACAAAAAAGGCAACGCTTCAAAGTTCAACAATAGAAGAGAATTTAATCGCCTAAATTTCTTGAAGGGCGCATTCCAAAAACAGCAGGTAGCAAATGCAGAAGCTCAACTTCAGTAATTACTTTCTAGCAGAAGCTGATAAAGCAACGCACGTTATGACTTTCATGAGGGCCAATCCTCCAACGATTGGTCATGAACGTGTTGTCAATCATGTTATGGATCTTGCTAAGAACTTCGATGCTGGTCATAGTATAGTATTATCACATTCCTTTGATGGCGATAAAAACCCATTGACTGCTGAGCAGAAACTAAGACATGCTAAATTAGCTTTTCCTGGCTCAAATGTTTCAACTTCTTCTCCTGAATCGCCAAGTCTATTATATCATGCATCAGATTTACACAAAAAAGGCGTAAAGAACCTTCATCTAGTTGTTGGTCAAGATAGAGTAGATCAGTTTCAACAGCTGTTATCAAAATACAATGGTCAAGAAGGAACACATGGCTATTTTAATTTTGATAATATTTCTGTTCATTCTGCTGGCGGTAGAGATCCGGACGCTGAAGGCATTGAAGGTGTTTCGGGCACAAGTCAAAGAAAACATGCTCGCTCTGGTAATTTTGAGAACTTCAGAGCAGGAGCGCCAAGTCGTATGTCAGACGAACAAGCAGCTTCTCTTATGAATGATATTCGTAATGCACAAGCACCTGCAAAACCAACCAAGCCAAAGAAATTAAAAGAACAAGTAACAACTGCTGATGCCAGAGGGTTTGGATATGTTACTGGTGATCCAGCGGTCGATAGTTCTGTTACAACTAATGATGTTGATGCAACGTTTTTTCGTGGCAATTTAA